CTTGGTGCATTTACCGTCACACTTATTGATTGTGTCGCAGTACACGAATTTGATGCGTTGTCATAAGCCGAAACATGAACCGTCGTTGAACCACCAATTTGATTTGATGACAATGTAAGTGTGTTACCATTAACTGAAGCATTTACAACCGTTGAGGGATTGTATATTGTATATCCCGCAATTGCTTGACTTCCTTGTGTAAAATAAGATGACAAATTAATTGTGTCGGAATCACCACCCACATCCAATGTTTGTGAAGGTATTGATCCATTTGTTGTTGGGCCACCCGTACAAGTTGTATTTAAAATATAAGCGGGTTGCGTGACAAGATAATCACAATCAATATAAACATCACTTGCGTTTAGAAAATTACTTGGAATCAATATTCTTATTGTAATTGTGCGATCCGTTGCGGTTGTAACCGTTGCAAATTTGCCATTTGAAAAATCGGAATCGGTTGATGTGATTGAATCAATTTGACCATAAGCCAATGTTGGTGTACTGATTTGCCCTTGTTGGTCAATACTTAGATTCAACACTTCAGCAACTTCACAAGTGAATGTTGGTGTCGGAACCGACGGTTCGGTGATGTTAATATAAAACGGTGATCTTACGTTTATTTTTGTTGCCATTATACGACTTGTGTTTTAATTAAGAAGTCCTCAAGATCAAGTCCGAATGCTTCTTGTACTTGGTTGTCAATGTTTTTAAATTCTTCTTCAAATGCACCGGTAAAAAATCGTGACCCTTTTAAACCCTTGCGATAAATATTTGTCGCAATTGCATACTTCAAATTCTTACGTTCAATAAAACGTCCGGATTTGTCACGTGGTGCAATTGATTTTTTTATAAGCCATTTGTCAAGTGACGCGGGATTTATCATTTTAAATCGGCCTGAATATTTATATGGGGAATTTCTTGATTCGGGATATGTCGATTCGGAACCCTTAACACCTAAATCCATAAATGTCCCATAATCTTCCATATAAAATTCAAGGGTGAAATACAATGTCTTTTTTTGTGTTTGAACCACATCCAAATTGTAATCAATGGAATCATACAACTTACCCGAAGAAATTTGTTTTTCTTTTTTAAGGGTTTGTTGCGCCTTCAGCTTCACGGCCTTGGCAAACAATTCAAGTGCAAGTTTTGTTTTCTTAAAATCCATTAATCGCAAATTGTCATGTCGTTTTGTACAACCACATCAAATGTCGCCGCCCATCCCGCAAGTTTGTTTTCAAATCTATCCACAAATGGTTCACATGATACCACATCTTCGATTTGATATTTTTGTGAATACAAGTCACCCTTTTGCATTATGTTCAGCACTCGCGTCAAAACTGCAAGTGTTGTGTTAAGCACATCTTGTTCATTGTCATTCCCGGTGAACTTATCAGTTGTTTCTTCTTTTGATATATCCACGATGTCCATGACAAGGATTGACATATTGAAACGGAATACATTTGTTGCAACGCTTGTTGAATTGATTGTCAGGTGTGACAATGGGAAAATTGATTGCTTGTCAAGGTCAACATCATTAAGTGAACCGAACGTCACCGTATTGATGAACGGTTCGGCCTGAAGTTGGTCTTTTATTTTGGTTGTGGTTTCGTAAACTTGTTTCATTTTTTATTTATCATTTTCCTTTCTAATTCCGTTTTTTCTTTTGTGAATGCCAAATACATTAAACACTTGTGTACGTTCAATCTTGTCACGTCGTCGAACCGGGTAATGTCCCCCGAAGCAAGTCCGTAAATGCTTGAATACCATCCATATTTTGTTGAAAAATTTGATGTTGCTGATCCGTCATGTCCGCCGCCGCTAAAAAGTTCGGGATATGATTCAACAATTCGATTGCGATATGGTAAAAAAAAACCTTGGCACCCATCACAACATTTAAGGGAAGGTCGCGCATTTCCATGTGATTGTCACTTCCTTTGTATTCTTCAATTAAATATTTGCCGTTCTTTGAATATTTTATCGGACGATATAAGACGGCCATTGCCTTGTCCATTGTGTCCCAGTCATGGAAGTAATTATCCAAATCGATGTATTCACCCAAACTCATTTCATCAAGGTTTGGAATAAAACCGTATTTGACGCCATTTAAGGCGATTTGCGGAATCATTTTGCAATCTTGGTTGAATATGTCTTGTAAGTGATTTGTGATGCTTGTAATGTCCGAAAATCTTATTTCTGCAATATCCTTCAAGTTGACACCGCAAAATATTTCAACGGTCTTTTGAAGTGCGAATGAATTGCTTGAATTCTTGTCGAAATCCAGTTCCAAAAACTTCATGTATTGGCCAAGTGTGATTTCGCTTAAATCTTCAGGTACATTTATTTTGACTTTCATATTTATATAATAAATAAGTGTCGAATGTGTATAAAAAGAAATGACCGCTAAGAAGCGGCCAAATCCCAAACAAAAACAAATGAAAAAAGGGTCACGAAATTAATTCGTAACGGGATCGATATATTTCTTCAATCTTGTCGTAAAGTTCTTTTGTATTTTGTCGAAACTCCATTGTTCCAAATTTAACAATTCGTCCATTTATTTCAAGGTTTAATTTGACTTTGTGTCCCCCGCGCACATATCCGATGTTAGTGGGTTTTTGGTGAACAAAGATGTCGTTCTTCCAACACGCATCCAAAACCTTCCAATATTCTATTTTATTATGTATCGTAGCCATGTCGCCGCTTCATTTAATAATTCGGAATTCCAAAACCAAACAAATGCATTGATTGCGAATATAAACGCCGCATAAGACAACGCAACCGCCATGATTGCATTGAATATCAATTTGCGCAAGTTTTTGCGGTTTTCTTTTTTACTGATCTTTTTGATCATGATCCACTCGACTTGATTATTTTCCATTTTAGTATTTTTTAAAATTACAAGCAAATTCGTGCGTGAAGTCTTCGAAGTCCAAATCAGATTCGATTTCTTCTTGGTGAATGATTTCACCGTCAAACACTTCAGTCATCAACGTGACATCGTATCCAATTTCATTTTCGAAAATGGCAACATCTTTTCCGGGTTCCGTTATCACATGGAATATGTCCCCGTCGTATTCGTAAATTTCTTTTGTGTATTTATACATGATTAAAAAAGGGGGCCGGATGACCCCCGTTATTTTTATCTTAATTCTAAATTGATAAACTCAATTTCGGGACTTCCGGCGGGTGTTGATTTACCCGTTTCTTTGTAGTAATTTTCTGTAACTTCAACATAAGAACCGTCAAATCCGCCTTCGTTGTCCTCGTGATACAAAATACCTTTTTGACACAATGTGCTTATCAAGGCCCTTAATTGTCTTATGTCGATTGATTCAGCAATTTCGTGAACGTATGCCCAGTTTCCCGTATCTGAAGAAAAATCTTCCGACGTAAATCTTTGTATTGATTTTAATACTTGATTTTCTAGTTTTGTAATTTGTGTTTTCATTTTATGTGTTTTTATTTGTTATTATGATTCAAATATACAACATTTATTTTATTAACCAAATTTTTTAATAATTATTTTTAATAAATAAAATATTTTCCTTTGTTGGGGTTTTCCAATTGCATCATTAATGCATAACGGGCCGCATCGATTGCGTGATCCCCACTTAATGGATTTGGTTTCTGTATTTTGTTTCCGACCTTATCAGTTGCCCACACATATCCATTCAATTCCGTAATAAGGTTCTTTGACCTTGATGTGACGAATATTTGGTTTTGGTTTATTAAGTTGATGCCGTACACTATTGAATCACGTCCCTTGGTAACTGGGTTGATTGTATGTCCATACGATTGCAATTCGGCGATTGATTTTGGTTCAGCGGAATCCGCCCACAACTGACCATTGATGTCATTGTTTTTAAGGAACTGGGAAATGTTTGAATTCAACATTCCTTTTTGATACAATACCTCATCGAAGATATAAGAATCATTGTGCTTGTATAATGCCACACAACTTGTTTCGTCGATTGAATACCCCCAGTCAAGTCCATAACAAAGAAGCCGGGCATCTTCGGGAAGTTTTGGTATTTCAATCCAATCCGGGATCACCACGTCGCTTAATCGTCCCACTTGACCGTCAAGATATACCGAACACCAATTGCGCCAGTATTCGCTTGTTTTTGCCTTTTGTCTTGCGACATTAAATTCATCAAGGATTGATTGTGGAAGTGTGTCGTTGTCTTTGTATGTTACCGTGATAAAATCCACGTCATCCCTTGGGACAAGTTCGTGATCCGCCCAAAACAATTGTGAAGGGTTGTAATCCAACCAAATGATGTCTGTTGTTCTTATTGCAAGTTGATTGTATGATTCGAAGTTGATTCCGACGTTGCACTCATTGATGAACAAATGTGAACGACGCGCACCGCGTACACGTTCCGGATTTTCCGTACTAAAGAATTCAATTGTCGATCCCCTTGAAAATGTGTATTTCAATGTCGTTTGATTCCAACGTGAATCACGCCACAATCCAAGACCCTTCATTATCAATTTAAAATCCCTTACCGGGCCACGTCGAAGCATTGGGAATGTAGAAGCCACAACTGACATTTCACGAATCTTGTCAAACTTGACACATTCGTTGATCATGATTGTAAGGATGCAAATTGTTTTCCCGGCCGCTGATCCCCCACGGATTAAACGGATACGTTTGTCCAGTTTATAAATTTTGCGTAATGCTTCGGTTTTTTTTATTTCCACATGGGAATCACGAAATGGGAATGGTTAATCCATTTCTATGATGAAAGGCGTTTCGTGGTCGATTGAAATGTCCTTTGTTTCTTTTGGTTTTCCGTATCGGTATTCATGGAACAATTTAACGTATCGGAAATCTTTTTGTTTTATGCCGTCTTTTAAGGCTTCGAATGCAAGGTCATCCAATGGGGATAATCGTTCAATAAGTTCGATTTCCTCGGCCTTGGGTTTACGACCCGCGAATCCTTTTGTTGAATGTCCCCCGTTATTTCTGCGACCGTCCATGAATTAATAAAATTTAATTAATTAATTATATAATAAAAAAAATCATTTGTTGTTAAAATCAAAATATTCTTAATTGATTCTTGTGTTGTTGGTATCGCTTCACCGCCGCACTAAAATATTCTTGATCGATTTCATATCCGGTCAAATCAAATCCAAGATTGTGACAAGCAATTGCAATTGATCCACTCCCAAGATGTGTGTCAAGAATTTTGTCGCCTTCATTTGCAAATTTGTTTAAAATCCACACATACAATTCCACGGGTTTTTGACACGGGTGTGTTCGATTATCATATTCCGGATGTATATAAACAACCAAGGGCAAACGATCAAATGATGTGGCCGCAAGTTCGTGCATTGAATAAGATTGTAATTCACTTCTTTTTTTATCCCATACAATCCAACATCTTGTTGACTTCATGTATTGTGGATAATGATTTGCACCGAAAATGATTTGGTTTTTGCTTACGCGATATAAATGATTGAAGTATTCTTTTGGGGGTATGTCGTGATTCCAGTCTTTTTGTTGCATTTGTTTTCCCATTCGACGTGATCCCCGCATATTCTTTTGGATTCCATACGGCGGATCAACAATCGCCAAATCAAATTGATTGTCTTCCATTTCCTTCATGGCTTCCATGCAATCCTTATGGAATAAATTTATACACATTTCAATTGTTGTCGCATATCTGTTCCGACATATCTATCACCGGCCAACCAACGACCGAACTGGTCTTCCTTAAACACGTAAACAAGTCTTGCATTGTCGATGTCCAAGAAGTCGAATGCGTGTCGTTCCTTCCCGGTTGGTTTTAAGAACGGAACAATTGCAACGTAAGGTTTTTCAACTTCGTGTGCTTCGAATACATAAGTCTTTTGTTCCCTTCCAAGGTTGTCAATCACTCCAGTCATTGCGGCGTATTCCCTTGCCTGATTAAATGATATTTTCTTCCCAAGGAATTTGTGTGATTTACTGACATATTTTATTTCTGCGATTATGACATTTGTGTCGTCGGCTAACTTGAAATCAAGATCACCGATATAAATATCACATCCTTTGAAATGTGCGCTGACTTGGCCGTCAAAAAATGCAATTGACGGTTTGTGTCCACACGTTTCACACGCGGGTTCTTTAATCTTCTTTGAAGATACTTCTTCCGACAACGTAGCCGTTTTCAACAAGGTATTTATTTTGTCGTTTGATTTTGTCATTTAATTCATCAATTTGTTTCAACAATGTGGCATTTTCCCCAATCAACCGCATATTGTCTTCTTCCATTTTTTCCAATCGATTCAATGCCGTTATAAAATCGATTTCAGATTCTTCGACTTGTGTTTTTAGGTATTCAACCCTTGAACGTATGTTGTCAAGTTTTTGTCGGAATGTTTTGTCGAACCGAATTGCGTCCTTGGCCTTACGAATCGAATACAATACCGTTGCATGATCTTTTTTGGGGATTAATGTTTTGCCTATTGACGCAAGTGATAAGTTTGTGTATTCCCTTGCAAGGCTGAAATATATCACCCGTGCGTCAACATTTTCCGCGATACGTTTTGAATTAAGTTTTTCGTCATTTAAGTCAATCCCGGTTGTTTCCGACACGACTTTTTTAATCATTTTTATGTCCATTTTTTAAGTGTTTTATTGTGGTATATTTAACTTCGTTTATTGCCTTGAGTATTCCCGCACACGCCTCAAATTCTTCCTCGGATTCATAAACCTTAAGTGCTTCTTCCAGTTCTTGGATTGACGATCCGTTTCGGATGTCATTGAGTGCTAAAAAATAATATTCAAGAATTTTATCTTCATTCATCTTGCGGTTCCGTGGTAAACATATTGATCCAACAAAAATTCAATTTCGTCAATTTCCTTATTATGGAAAATTTTAAAATAAGCATCCACGGCAACCTTGTATTTTTCACCGCCGCGTTCAATTGCCTTATCTGACATTTCAATGATACCCGGCGCACGTGTGTGCTTGTTTATGTAAATAAAGATAAATTTTTTCGCCTTTGGAAACAACTGCATATAAATCCACGCTTGAAGATCGTAATTCATTGAATCGATTTTCCATTCAAATTGTTGTGGACTTACAATGCCAGTTTTTAAATCATAAATGATGTCGTCTTTTATCATGTCGGCCTTGCCCCTCACCGGGACATTATCAATCATTTTAATACTTGGAACCTCAACGTCGGCATCTTTTCGGATTTCGCGTATTTCTTCGTTGTTGTCTAATCGACGACACAACCATTCGGCAATGTTTCGATGTTTTTCTTTGAAGATATTTTCTTCACCGTGTTGTGATACAAGTTCTTTGTATGCGTTTGTGTTGCCACGCAAGTCCGTATAAATTTGCGAATAAAAGACGTCCGGTTCAAGCCAACACCAATGTGTCAATTTACCAAGCATCAATGCTTCGGTGTTCCCACCTTTCCCCTTCAAGTATTGAAGTTGCTTGTCCGGATCGTCAAAAATGTTTCTTAATACTGAAGACGACAATGCGTGTTTGCCAAGATGTTTATAATAAAACGAATCGTCTGCGGCCATTGTATTGATTTCGCCTTCAAGATATGATTCGCCATTGAATAATGTAATCATAAGTCTTCGGGATTAAATCGTTCAGGATATTTTTCCATAAGCCAAGAAGAATCCCACATATTGTTTTTAGTCAAAAACTGCGGATCAATTCCCTTCCATTCACGTCGATCTTGAATTTCAATATATCTATTTAATTTTGGGAATTTTTTCTTTTTCATAAGGATGTGATTTCGTTTTGTTCTTGGTGTCTTCGGTCAAGTTCTTGTTGGCATCGTTTTCCGTATGCGTCAAGGCCACCCATTGTGATTGCACGTTGCAATTCTTGTTCGGTTAATGATCTGTAAAATATTTCTTCGTAAGTCATAATTGTGTGTTTTTGTAAATATAAACAATTTTTTTTAATTATTTTCTTTTTGATCTTCCAATTTTTTTAATCGTTCCAAGACAATGGCAAGTGTGATTGTCAAGTTTCTTATATCACGTTGCATTTTTACAAGTGTCGCTTCCTTCATTTGAATACGTCTTTAATACAAGCAATCCCAATCAACAAAACACCGATTGATAAAATAAGAAATGAAATTGATATTAAATTTATCATTTATTTAATTGTTTGATTTTTTCAAGGTATAAAATAAAATCCATGGCTTCCGATTGCGCTTCTTCAATCCATTTATAAAACCCATCAGGGTTGTCGGCCAATGTCGTTCCATATTCACGAATTCCTTCTTGGGATCGTGTCTTAAATTTATTTATCACGTTTGTGACAATTAAATCTTCTTTTGGTTCGTATCGTGGTTCGATCCAACCGGCATCCTTCATTTCATGCCATTTCTTTATTGAATCACTCATGAAATTATTTCTTTAATTAAATATTCCAAAAATCTAAAAACAATATATCCAGTAATTAAACCGTCCATTTTTTCTTAAGTTCTTCGATTTCTTTTTCCACACGTCTTGCGCGTTCAATCGCACGTAATTTATCCGCACGGTATTCTTCAAGGGATTTATTGTACATATATTGATTTGACATCAATTCAGTCACAAAGAATCCAATTTCAGTCATTGCGCTTACGGCTTCATTTAATTTTTCATTGTTCGGGTATTTCTTTTTTAATGCAAGAAGAATTTCACCGACAAGATTAAAATTCGTATAATATTCGATTTCTTTAAGGTTCTGTATTTTTTTGTTCATTGTGTTTTATTTATATGTGTTGTAGACCTTCACAAGTCGATTGTACACTTCGTTTTTAAAACTGCAAGGTGTACATTCCGGACGCTTCAAATTGGGAAACACCCGTGTGTAAATATCGACAAAATTTTCTTGTTCTTGTGGACTGAACTTATTTTGTCTTGTTTCAATTGCATTTTTGACAACATTAAAATCTTCTTCATTAAAACACTCCGGTTTTTCGTATCGAAATATTTCATTCAAGCGTTTTTGACGATCTGAACAACCGCAATCGCGCCCGAGTTTATCGAACACCTTGTCAACAACCTTTTTGATTCCAGTCTTCCGGGTGACCTTGGCCACCGTATCCCCCAACCCGGTTGATCCTTCTTTGTGATTCTTTTTAAATTTTTCGAATTCTGTGGAATTCTTTGTTTTGGTAGTCTTCCCAATCTTCTTGGAATTTGTCTTTGATTTCATTTTTACAATTTTTAAGTGTGTTAAATATACTTACAAAACTAATATTTGTCGCCGCGGCAATCTTGCGGATTGACATATCGGTGTCACGATATAATTCCGTAAGTTTCCGATTATACCAAGACCACGATTCCATTTCCTTGTCAATAAGCTGACATATTTGATGAAACGCTTCTTGTTCTTCAATTGTGTCTTCAGCGACCAATTCAAGGATGTTTTCTTCGTCGTCAAGGGAAATCTTATGGATTTTGTTTTTCGCATTATAAAACTGATAAGTAATTGTTTTAAGTGTGAAATACATATATCCTTCAGATACTTTGCCGTCATGGATAATTTTTTCAGGTGTCGTGTACTTATGTAGGGCCAAATACGCTTCCTGTACGATGTCGTCTTGATATTGACGTTCACCGAAGGATTCAACCAATTTAATCCATTTGTCATGGTCTTTTGCTACTATTTTTAGCCAGTCGGCGGATCGATCCATATTACGGTGATTGAAACAAAAAAAACACAACATTGCAACCAATGTTCTTTTCCTTCTTCGTCATCGTTGAAGGAATATAATATTCCAAACATAATCCCAAAAACGGGTGCCATTTGTACTTCGGCCTTCTTGATGTGACCAATAATTAATACAATGGCTAAAATTATGATTAAGGAATAAATCAAAATAATACTGTTTTTTGTGTTTTCTGTTCACCCATTAAATTGACGCC